TTTTATTAAATATCAGAAAATCATATATCCGTCTCCATAAAGATGCACAGGTTCAGCAAGTAGGAAGATTGGAGTGGATTAACAAGAAAAATCCATTTGAAGGAGTAAAGTTTGTTGCAGATCCTTATGGATGGTTCCACATGACCGAAGAACCCGATGTCGATGAAAACGGAAAACCGTATATAAATCTGTACAAAGCAGCTACCGATAGTTATGACCAGGATGAGGCCACAACGGATTCACTTGGAAGCTGTCAGTTCTGGAAAGGCTTCAATCAGTTGAAACCTTTGAACACAGCAAGGAAATGGGTTGCAAGGATTACGGAAAGGCCAACGGCAAGCGAAGGGGGTTCAGAACTATTCTATGAGCATACAGCTATGGGATGTATCTTTTTTGGATTGGCGATAAACCTTATCGAGTATTCGAAAATCAGGATTATTGATTGGTATATCAAGAATGGATTTGAGAGTCTGTTAAAAGAAAGACCGGAGTTTGTAAGTGCTTCCATGATTACCAAAAGCAAGACCACCAACAGATATGGTATCGACCCTGCTACAAAACCACACTGGTTGTATATGCTCAGGGATGAAATGACAGAAGACTTTATCGATAGGATAGATGATGTCTATCAGATCGAAAGACTTGCTAAGTTCAGGTACGACCCATCAGGAAAGAAGTATAACTGTGATACCACCATTACATCAGCGTTGACGATAGTCCTTGACAAAGATGAAACAGATATCATGGTTATAAAAGACGATATTGCAGAAAACAAAGAAAACTATACCTATTACCGAACCGATAAAAACGGACGTATGGTAGCGGCTTAATAAAAACACATTTTGGACACAAACGTAAATACAACAGAAGGGCGTAAAGCAAAGGCCATACATATTCAGAGGATGTGTACGGCTTCTTCCGGTTCCAAGCTAAGGGATTTGGAATGCTGGAATATGTATAACGAGTTCCAGGATGAAAGCGAATTCGATTATCTTCGTAAAATCGGTGATTACGAACTCCCTGCACGCATCAGAAATGTCGGTAAACAAAGGTCTAAGATAAACAATCTTGTAAGCCAACAATCCAGACGTCCATTTACTTTTTCCGTATCTTCAGTAGATAATGCAAGCCTATCTTCAAAACAAGACCAAATACTAAAAGAGTGGATTAATATCATAGACGACAGGGCAAAGGAACGGTACTATAACGTTACCTTGCAGATACAGATGATCGATTCCCAGATGCAGCAGTTACAAGAAGCATTGCAACAGGCACAGCAGCAAGGGGAAGACCCACAGCAGTTACAGCAGCTTCAACAGATGATGCCGATGTATCAGATGCAGTTCCAGTCTTTGAAAGACAAGGCTGAAAGGGAGAAGATGTTTTCCGAAACCGAAATCAGCGAGAAAGAAAAATACTTCAAATATGACTTCCATGACCTAAGCGAAGAACTGGCACAGAAACTATGCAACAAGTTATTTGATAGGTTGGAAATAAAGGCAAAATCTGTTTCTAATTTCATATCACAATCAGTAGTTGGGAAACAGTATTATTATGTCGATTATATCCCCGGAGAACGACTTCCAAGGTTTGAAGATGTCAATGCATCAAAAGTATATTATCCATCCGTAGAAGGCGTGAAATGGACCCAAAACGGTATGTGGGTAGCCATTGAAGAGAACATGTCTTTGGACCAGGCAAAGAAACTCTACAAAAAGTACATGACCAAGGAAGATCTCAAAGATTTGGAAGATTGGTGCCAGATAAGAGGAAGCAATTCAAACATAGCTGTTACCCCTGACCATGGTGCTATATTCAATGATGGAGTTTATTCCGGCACACTTGAAACCGATGGTTCAAAAATAGTGAAGGTATTGCGGATATGGTATAAAGAAGAACGTACCATCCAATCCAAGAAATCACCAAATGTAAGGAATGGTAAATATTTTACCCATTTTATCAATCCAAAGAAAAAGGTTATCAGTTCAAAAGACTTCCAGTATAAAAATGGAAAGTATGTAAACCGTACCAACAAAAACGAAACCATTGCTTCCAACGAAGCGGAGTTTATTAACATAGACAAAGGAGAGCTTGTCAACGATAGGTACATCCTTGACCGCTATAAGGCCGTTGTGATCAATGATAGGTTATGTTTGGACTTAGGCCTTGATACAGTACAACCACGGTCTATAGACGACTATTATGATGTTGCATTACCGATTGTAGGTAAAACCTATTCGACGATAACAGACAGACCATATTCGCTATTATGGAGTACTCGGGATTTGCAGAAACTCTATAAGATCATCCATTACCACCGTGAGCTTCTTCTTGCCATATCAGGAACCAAAGGCAATGTCATAGACATGAGCCAGAAGCCAAACGATATGAGCCGAAAGGAATGGGAATACCATAAAAAGCTTGGTAGGTTATATATTCAGACTACCGATAAAACCGGAAGGAAGATAAACAGTAGCTTTAATCAATGGACTGCATTTGATGATACCGTTACCGCATCCATACAGTATCTTGATAACATGCTTGAAAGCGTGGATAATGAGATTAGCGATACTATGGGTATGCCACGTCAGCGTATGGGTGTTACAGTTCCATCAGACCAGGTAGGCACATCGCAACAAGCATTAAGCCAATCCTTGCTTACAACCGAGATACTTTATTTTAACAGTGATCAGATCCTAGCCAAAGCATTGGGACAGTTATTGAACCTATCGGCACGGTATTGTTTCAATGAATCACAGTTGATGGAAATCATTGACCCTACACTGGGAAAAGAAGTCTTTAATATCCCCGGTGGATTGTTGAACAAAAAAGACTGGGAGATATTTGTACGAAATAACAGTAAAGACGAACAACGTTTGAACGAATACAAGCAGTTGGCAGTACGTCAGAACGACAAAGGACAGTTATCGTTTCAGCACATGTTTGAACTATTAAATGAAGATTCATTGGTAGCGTTATCAAAGAAGTTCGAATACTTCACTAAAAAATCATCAGAGATTGCCGGTATGCAGCAAGCCAGTCAAAAACAGGATATGCTTGATATCGAAAAGGCAAAATCAGAGTTTCAGAAGGAACTTGCTATGATGATGCAGCAAGAAAAGAGTAAGATCGAAGAAGCCAAACTAATGTTAGATTCCCAACGGTTAAAGACAGAACAGAATAGGGATGCGATGAAAAACCAGTTAGAGCAGACTAAGATCGAACAGGATAGGATGATAAAATCAGCAGAGATAGAATCTGAAAACAATATGGAGATGGCCTATCTTACCAACCAAGACAAGCATGAAAGCACTAATGAACAATTGCAGATGATTAAGTTGCAACTGGATTCATTGATGAACCAAGCCAATCTTGCAATACAAAATAAAAATATCCATGTCACGCATTCACAGACAATGAGAAAGCTTGATATCGAAGATAAAAAGGCAAGTCAAAAAGGACGTGAAAAAATAAAAGATTAATACCAACAACCATGAAATACGTATCAGAAGCCAAGTTTTTATCATTAGCAGAAACAAGTCAGTTACAACCTGGAGAGTTCTACCGTATAGGTAATGAATATCGATATACTACTTATTTTGCAGTCGATAATTCCAACTACAATGTTATAAGCAATGAAAAAGGAATATATCATTCATTCCTTACTCAAAGTGGAACTGATGCACCTACGGCAAATGTCGTAAGCAATTCCATTGGAGAAAGTACATGGACTTATGAAGATGTAGGAATATTCTTAATTTCTACAAATGGGAAATATACTGAAAACAAAACATCGCCTATAAGCGCTATTGGCTTTGATATACTTGGAAACAACCTGTAGGGGCTGTTGATGCTTATGCAAAAGGATATAAAGTACATTTCCCTCTTATTACCGATTCTGTTTATGAATCATTAATTGCAGCTAATGTATGGTCTCCAACGGCATATCCGGCAGGGTGGAAAAAATTATAAAAAGGTTCACATTTGGAACTATGTGAACTAAAAACGATAAAATAAAAAACAATAAATAAAACAAATCTATGAATACAGAAAACAAGACAACTCCAGAAACAGAAACTGTAGTTGAACAGACACCAGAAGTAATACAAAGTACTATTATCAGTGCTTTGTCGGATTCCAGCAATGAAGAAATCCATGTCGATTCATCGGGAAAACCAAGCGAAGCTCCTAGAGTCGTGGAACCAGTTGTGCCTACATTCACACCTGCACCATTATGGGATCAACTTAAAACAAAA